TGGCAAAACCTCGAATCACCGCGCCGATCGGCGACGGGCCCGATCGTTAATAGCTTGCACGATGGCCAGAGAACTCAAAAGCGGCGCTGGTGCTGAAGGCATGGGCCGAATGCAGATGTCACGAGTGCGATTGACCCAGCTGGGACGACTAGACGCGATTATTTCCTCTATCAGTGGCATAGGCGAAATGCTGGCGCGCACAGGACTGTTCGCGGAGTCGTCAATCATACGGAAGTATCTGCATCAGGCACAACAGAGCATAGAAGACGTCGGCCTGACAACGTATCCGACGGGACGATCTTACGCACGAGCTTCTGGTGTTGAGCCGGTCGTGGCGCTTAGCCGAAAAGAAATCGCGAGAATGTATTCGTTCCCTGGGCGTACTATCAATTTCGCTGGAAGCCTGGAGAGATACGATGCGCATGGCGGGTTCGAATCGGCGACTTCGGCGAGCCTGAACGAATTCCTCTTAGGAACCAAAGTCGGACAACATAGTGCGGCGGTCCGTCAGATTGTGGATTTAATGCGTCCTCTGTCGGAACCCGCCGGCATCGTGGCCAGATCGCGCCTTAGCCGGTTGCCAATTGCCGCGCGACGATCGCCGAAGACTTCGTCGTTGAAACGGCTATCTGATCTGAATGAACGGTCGACACCTTACATCGAAACGGGCGACGGCAATGATGGATTTGCCCAAAGCACATCTGTGAGTCCGGGCCAGCTGCTCAAGGGGATATGGAAGGAACTCGAGCGAACACTAGAGGCGTCACGGCGACTGCTTAGAGCAGAAGCATTCCTCTCCGGGGACAAGAGCGAGGTGCGCGGCCGTCAGATGGAAAGCAGCATACTGACAGTTGCACCTGAGAGCTCGCGTCACTCGGATTTCCTCGCGGCAATTACTCGTCGCCTTAGACTTGATGCGGGCCGCGCGCACGCAGGCTCTGCCGCGCCCCCGCTCGAACCGACCGCGATTGACGCCAAAGGACCTCGGGGAGCGACTTTCAGTGCGTTCCAAAGCGTGACTTTCCCGAACGATCTCATTGTACGAATGCGGAAACAGCGCCCGGCACCGGATCCCGAGGCCCATGCGCGGCCGTCAATTGTTCCATTTCGTCTAGGGCAGTCCAGGGCCGGCTCAAGCGAAGGCTCGCCTCCAATGGTTCTGAATTTTTCGCCCACCGTCGTGGTTCAGGGCAGAGACGACTCAAGCACCATCGAGCACTCTATTGTCGATGCGATCAGAAGACATAGTCACGAATTGGTTCGTATCATCGGCCGAGAATTACAGACCCAGAGACGAACAATCTTCTAGTCACTTTTGGTTCCCGCAAGACCTGGCGGAAGCGCAGAGGTGCTTTGATCCGGAATAAGTGAGAAACAATGTTTGCAGTATTTGGCGATATTTTCTTCGAACTGTTGAGTTCTCCGAATGGATTCGAATCAACTCGCTCGTGGGACTATGCGGAACACCGTGTGGTTGAAAATCGGCCGCAGCTCCAGTGGATCGCGGATGACCTCGAAACGATCGAGCTCGATTTTCAATTCCATGCTTCCTTCACCGATCCATCACTGCAGCTAAACGCGATGATCGCTGCGGCTGGCGATCACAACGCACGTCCTCTCGTATTTGGTAATGGAGTACATCGAGGCTATTTCGTCGTCACCTCGATTCGGACGTCGTCACGACAGATGGCCGCAGATGGCAGCTTGATTTCCATCGTGGTGAGGGCGGTCCTGAAAGAATGGGCGCCAGGGTCCGAGATAACTTCGACGGCGAGTCCGGTGGCTCTGTTTCCCTTAATCGGAATCGTCGCAGCACCGCCAGGAACCGGCACCAGCTCAATCGAATTTGCGGCACCTGCTGGTGTGGGAGAAGTGCAGGCCGCGTCGGCGCCAGCCTACGTACCTACTCCGATAGCGTCGCCCGGAGTGTCTCCCTTACTTAATATTCCCGGTGCCGCCGGGCTGCCGACACCGCAGATGACCGTTAGCGACGTCGCGCCGAGCACGATCGTGCGGGCGGCTCCGTAGAGCGATAAACCTCCTCACTCTGGCGGCGAGCCTCATTCACCTCGAGAAAGCATTTTTCCAACACAGCCATATGCTTCAATCACAATTCATCGGTCATATAACCACCGCGGGTGAACGCTGGGATCTTCTCGCCTGGAAATACTATGGCGACGCAAGCTTGTATTCGCCCATAGTCATGGCGAACCCGGATATTCCAATCGAACCCGCATTCGAGTCCGGTTTGGCGATCGCCATTCCACTCTTACAAGTAAGCCGAAGCGTAACGACGAACTTACCGCCGTGGAAACTGGGACAATGAAGCGCTGTTTGAATTGGTTACGGTTTCTCGTACCAAAACGTTCGCGCTGCTCGAAGTGCAATCATGGATATATATCACTTCCTTTGTATTGTTCCGGAACCCATTGTTCTCACATGCGGCGAAAACGTCTAAGCTCCAACGGTGACCATCTGTATCGCACATGTTCAAGTTGCAGATACACGATCACCATCGTGTGCGCGGACCGCAACTCCCACCCACAGAGGACAAACACCTCACGCATCGCTCTGCTTCATACGATCAAGAATGACCTGCGAGAGGATCGACGCTAGATGGCCGGCGCGATCGCATTTCCAATCCGCGCTCCGCTGTGGGTACTCACTTACGCGGGTGTAAATATCACCGCCGATATCTCTCAGATGGTTACCGCTATCACCTACTTCGATCGACTGAGCGACGCATCTGGCACCCTCGAAGTGGCGCTCGAGGACCATGAAAAGCGATGGCAAGGTCCGTGGCAACCAACGGAGGGCGACCAAGTCAATTTGATGCTTGGATATGCCGGAGAACCGTTGCTTCCATGCGGCGATTTCCAGGTCGACGATTTAACGTTGAGCGGGCCGCCGGATCAGTTTCATATACGCTGCCTAGCGACCTACATCACACCGGCAATGCGCACCCGCAACAGCGCTGGCTACGAGAATCAGACCTTGACACAAATTGCGTCGACCGTCGCTGCGAAATACGGTCTCACTGTAGTTGGGGACAGCGTAGCCGCCGAGGTGAGGTTCGATCGCATAACGCAGCGACAAGAAAGTGACCTAGCGTTTCTACGGCGGTTGGCACGTGCGCACAACTATGAGTTCACGATTCGTGGCACACAACTGGTATTTTATTCACGAACGGCTCTCGAGCAATCGGCGCCTATCGCGACGATCCGGCGCGGTGATTTGCTGCGTTTCGACTTCCACTTAAAAACACACCAGACCTATCAGGCGGCGGAAGTATCGTATCAATTCTCGCAGACCAAACGGCTTTTGAGCCAAACGGTGGCCGCCACTCAAGCCACATTCGCCGGCGACACCCTTAAGCTCGTAGTCCGCTGCGAGAACGGGCAGCAAGCCGCGCTGAAAGCGATGAGCGCTCTGCACGCGCGCAATATGTCGCGCGCAACCGCCATCTTTACAGCGGTTGGCTCAACCGCGTATGCGGCGGGAAATAACGTTGCCATTGCGGGATTTGGGTTCAACGACGGCAACTACCTGATTGAGGCCGCGCGCCATCGACTGGAGCGAACGACTGGCTATACCACCGAACTCACAATGCGGCGTACCGACTCCTTGTAGCCGAAACCCGTATGTACCCATGGTCAAACAGTGATCAGCCTCCAATTAATACATTGCGCAGTTTATCCGTGAAGAGCAGTGGCAAGTGACGGACACTTTATGTACCGAGTAGGGATCGTAAAAGCACAGGATGCTGCGAACGCCCGTGTGCGTGTGACGTTTCCGGATCGCGACCAACTACAGAGTTGGTGGCTCCCGGTGGTATTCGCAAAAACCCAAAATGACAAAGCGTATTGGATTCCGGATGTGGGCGAGCAAGTGGTTTGCACCATGGATGAATACGATGAAGACGGCGCAGTCCTGGGTGCGATCTACTCGAGCGCCGATGTGGTACCGGTCACAAATGCAGACAAACTGCATTGGACGTTCAAAGACGGCGGCGTCTTCGAGTACGACCGTGCGGCACATGCGCTCCTGATGAGCATTCCGAGCGGCGGTACCGTCACAATCGCAGCAAACGGAGCCTCGATCGCCATCGACGGATCCGGAAACGTAGCTATCGACGGATCCGGAAACGTAACGATCAACGGATCGGGAAATGTGTCGATCGTCGCTGCGGAGCTGATCCAGTTGGCCGGAGGCGGCCCGCCGATCGCGCGTGTCGGCGACGCGACGATTTGTCCGGCGGGTTCAGGACAGATAGTCAGTGGCAGCTTAAAGGTAAATGCAGGATGAATATCAGCGCTGCAACATTGACCTTTCGCAGACGCGGGCGCGAGTCACAGATGAAGTCTGCGATGGAGCGCGTGACCCGATTGTTTGGCGCGCACGCAATCGCGATGGCGAACCGACGACAGTGGGACATGCAGGAGACTGAGTAATGGGCGCAGGGACCACGACACTGGCAGATGTCACTTCGGCTGACTGGTCATTGGCTCTCGATCAGAATGCATCACCTGGATCTGGCATCGGAAATGTCGTGCAGGGAGTCCACGACGTCAATCAATGTCTCCAGATCATCCTGACCACACCCAAGGGCAGCGATCCGTTGCGACCTACATTTGGAGCCGACGTCTGGCGTTACATCGACGCGCCAATGAACGCGGCGATACCGGCGATAGTGCGAGAGGTCACCGAAGCGATTTTGCGCTGGGAGCCGCGGGTAACGGTCGTATCGATTAGCGCGACACCGATTTCGGGTGGGGACACTCAAGGGGGAGCCCAACTGAGTATCGCTGTGACGTGGAAGCTCACGCTAAGTGCCCAGGGATCGCCGCCGTCGATCCTGGCACAAACGCAGATAGTTAAAGTAACAATCCCAGCGTCCTAGAAACATGAGCGCCGAAGGCAATGACAGTTTACGCGAAAGCTTGAAAGGTGAACCCTGATGGCAACCGGAATTCCATCTCTCCCGCCACCGGTATTCGTCAACGATAGCGACGGACTGGATCCAAATCTGATCCTTGCCGATATGATTGCGGCTTTTCAGACCGCAGCCGCCAGAACCTTGCAACCAGCCCAAGTTGAGCGGCTGTTGATTAATCTCTATGCGTATCGCGAATCGCTGGTACGGAATGCGATCCAATACGCGGGACAGCAGAATCTGCTCGCCTATGCGGCATTTCCGATGCTTGATTACCTTGGCCAGTTGCTAAGTGTATCGCGGCTGCTTGCGCAAGGTGCGAGTACGACGCTTCGCTTTACGCTAGCCAATGACTTGAGTATCTCGTACACGATTGTCGCTGGGACCTCGGTCGGAACGAGCGATGGACAGTTCGTTTTTGTTACTGCTGCAGACCTGACGATTCCGGCGGGCTCCGATACTGGAACGGTACTGGCGACTGCGACGGTCCCGGGCGCGGATGCTAATGGCTACCTGGCCGGACAAATCAATGTGCTATTGAATCCGAGTGTACTAATCGGAGCAGTTACGAATACAACGATTAGCGCGGGGGGAACGTCCCCCGAGACCGACGAGCATTTACGTACCCGGATACAGGCGGCGCCGAACCGCTTTAGCGTCGCTGGACCGGAGGGTTCGTACCGGTACTTTACCCTAAGCGCCGATCCTTCGATCGCCGACGCCCAGATCGTGTCGCCCGCGCCGGGACAGGTGAACATATATATACTGACGGGTCCGGTGACCGCGCAGCCGGCGGCATCGCCGAACCCGGCCGCGATCGCAAGCTCAGGGCTGCTTGCCAAAGTAACGGCAGAACTCAGCGCGGATAATGTGCGACCGCTGACAGATACGGTTACAGCGCTCGCAGTAGTCGAGGTTGACTACCAGATCGCAGGTGCAATTACGTTATATGCCGACGCCGATCCTGCCAGCACAATGACGGCCGTCAACACGGCCGCGCAAGATTACGCGATCGCCATTGCCTCACGCATTCAAAGGGATATCGTTCCGAGCCAAATAATCGAGGCACTATCCGTTCCAGGGGTTTATCAAGTCCTACTGACGGAACCAGCCTATTCGCAGTTGAATCCGGGCCAATGGGCGAACTGCATCGCGATAACCCTCAGTCAATCCACTACGACGCTCAGTAGCTAGTGATCGTCCAGAAGAAGATCCGCCGCCCGCGTCGGAATTGCAAGCCGGCGTTAGGCACTCGAGAGCATTTCGGCAATTCTTTGAGCGCCCTCACGGCCGCATAACCGCTGTCTCGACTATCAATTGACTACCCAATGGCACACCTGACCATTCAGCCATCGATCAACGACGTTCGCAGCCGCGCACTGCTGGACATAATCGAGCGAATGGATGACCTCGATTTGATTCCGATTTTGGTTTACCGGCTCGATTCTGTCCCGGATAGTGCCTTGCTGCTCCTGGCATGGCAGTTCGATCTGGTTGCGCCGCAATGGCAACTTGGCGCACAAGTCTCAGAGTCGATCGACGCACTAAGCACTATCGATCCGCTGAGCAATGTAGATACCCTGAGCTCACCTGGCGGGGTATCTGGACCAGCGGACTTCGACTCTTTGCGCGCGCTGCTCAAGGTCGCGATCCCGCTTCATCGGACTCGCGGAACTCCCTATGCGATAAAAACTGCTCTCAAGCCGCTTGGCTGGCCGAGTGTGACGCTGCTTGAGGGCCAAGCGAGTTGGGGCGGCACGAGTTACCCCGCGGACCAAGGTTGGGCAGTCTTCCGAGCGCAACTAAATCTCGCGAACGGCCAGTCCGTCGCGCCGCTGGACACCTCGCGGGTGATCGCCGCGATCGATTTTTTCAAACCGGTGCGCGCGTGGCTGGATTCGTTGTGGTTCGTCGGCGTACCGATCATTGACGACGCACCGATGCCTCAAGACGCAGTCGTGTCAATTTTCTCACGTACCGACGCGGCGCCTCTGCCGAAAGATGTGGTTAGCGCGCCCGCGTGGCCAGAAGACGACCTCAAACTTATCGCTCCACTTTACAATAGGCACTTCTTCCATACCGGAGTGACATATGGCGGGAACGAACCCACGGTCGCCGACTCGGGCGTAACCGTCAATGGCGTCGCGATTTCCGCCAAACATTAGTCCCAGAATGCCAGCGGCTCGCCGAGAGGTAACAATGCGACCTAAGGGAATAGTCAAACTATACAAGCGCGACCGCGTGATCTGGGAACGGCGAAATCTGTTCGTCAATACCGGGCTACCGCCGCTGGCCAATCTGATAGCTGGCGTTACGGCCGGCCAGTCAGTGAGCGTGATGGGCTTCGGATCGGGGGCGTCCGCGCCCACCGCGGCTGACGCGGGACTAACAGCAGCCCCGGCGTATTACAATGCGATAGGCAGCTACAGCTTTCCGTCGTCCGGCAGTGTCGAGTTCAATTACTCACTTCAAGTGAGTGACTATGGTGCAGCCGGTATGACGATACAGGAGCTCGGGCTTTTCGCGAATTCGACGGGCGCTGCGATGCCGGCGGCGATCGGTAGTGCGAATCCGTCGTGGAGCGCGAGTCTCTCTTTCACAGTTGGAACCATCATTACCGACGCCAATAACAATCTTCAGCGATGCACAACGGCAGGCACTAGCGGATCGACTGCGCCGACGTGGTCAACGGTGCTAAGTGCGACTACCGTGGACGGATCCGCGGTCTGGACACTCGTCGCGCAACATACCTCGCCGGGCCCGATGATCGCGCACGTTTCAGTCCCGGCCTTTGCCTATACAGGTACAGGCAATTACTCGGGTACCTGGACGTTAACCTTTTAAGATACCGGGGTAACGGAAGCGAATTCCAGCGGTGGGCATTCCATTATGGCGGTGGTCTAGATGGCAACATTAATCGACAGTCCAGAATTCAGCGCCAACGAGATTTACGCAATCCAGCAAACCGATGCGGTCGAAGGGGCGGCGAGCGGAGCCAGTTTTGGCGGCATAGGAATCAGCAACCAGCCTCATCAGCAACTCGCCAATCGAACCGCACTGGTGAAGCAGCGCCAGGATGTCAACATAGCAAACATTGGCGTATTACAGGCGTTTATGGCTGGTTTCGTCGGTTCCTTGCAGGCGAATGGCTATATTCAGATTCCGATCGCGGATGTCTCACGCGGGCCAATCGTGACTATCATTCAGTGGGGCTACTACCCGTTGCCGCAATTAAGCTTAGCGCAGGATTCCGAATACGCGGTGACATGGCCGATAAGATTCCCCAACGCGATTCTCACGCCTCCGCTTTCCGCCAATGTCTATTTTCAGACTAGCGGACGCAATACCGTGGCGTCGCCTGTGAGTTGGAATGCGGTCGGCGGTATTTTCGTCCTTGACGTTACGGAAGGGAACGGGCTCGCGGGCGGAAACGAAAAGAGCAGCGGCTTTTCGTGGCTAGCGATCGGTTTTTGACGGACCTCGCGGGACAGCGCCAGGCGACAGCCGTACTCTTGCCGGAAGTCGTCG